TAGATTAATAGACGCAGATGCTTTGTTGGAAGCAATTAAAGCTGACAGATATACAAACGCGCAAGATGCGATTTTCTTCATAACCAACGCCCCCACAGTTCAGCGTGAAGGGTGGGTTCCTAAACTAGGTGATTTAGTACACCCAAGCGAAGAAGTTTGTAAAAAATATACCGAATGGAAGCCAGACGAGTTACTTAAAATTGTAGGAATTAATTACAAAAGAAGCTCTATATACTACGGTAAATATACGGATGAGGTTGATTTAACCATTGTTGAAATGGCTAATGAACATGGTGCGACAGACGGATGGAATTTTACAGACGTTGTGCCAGCCGCACCAAAGGAGTAAATAAAGATGGGAACTATCTACAAAACAGGATTAGACACATGGGAACATGGTGCGCCTTTTGATTACTACATGGGTAAACCTAGAAAAGAATTACTTGGCCCCTGCCCTAGATGTGGTAGCCGTACAAGTTCTTATGGTGGTGGGATGGATTGCCATAAACCTTATTGCGCAAACAATAGTGATGTATTCGCTCATAGAGCAGACCCATTCCCTGAATGGTGGAATACAGACGTTCAAGTCTACGTGGATGGTGATATGTGGTGTGCTGTTGGCGATGGGTTTACAAATATTCAGGAAAGTCCGTGCGGATTTGGTAGAACTCCGAATGAAGCCGTTAAAGAATTAAGGAGTAAATAAAGATGACAACGAATAACGAGGCGTTTGAACTGTTTTTAAGCAAGGATAAAGGAGTTTTAAGATTTGGTGAAGAGCTTACAGACGGAACTTTTGATAATAAAAAGACGAACACAAGGCAGGTTTTTGTGAATGGAATTATGGCCTATGACATACCTTCTTACGTCATACCAAATATGCGAGACAGGGCTGGAAACAAGGTTGAAATGTTCGAGTTCGGACACTTTCCAGACTTCCCTATCAATCATCTTCCTGACGCTACGAAAATGACGCCTTCTAACGCCACATTAACCACCCATCCGATTGACGGGATTTGAGAGCGATAAAATTATGAACAGTGAACAAAATACAGTGTCCCCATCGCTGGAGAAATTAATAATTGCTATTAATCGTGCCAATGTAGAGTTTGGTTTTGATAAAAACTTAGGCATAGCTGATTTAATAAACAATTGCCTAGATGCAACCACCGAAGCCAATAAACGGATAGCAGAGCTTGAGAGTAAATTAGAGATGGAAAATAAAAACATTACTAACATTAGCGATAGAAACATTTCTTATGCAGGACAAGTAGAGAAACTCCAAGCATCTAATAACAGATTGCAAGCCAAACTTACAGCCGAAAAAGAATATGTCAATGAACTGCTTAAAAGTAGCAATCACTTATTTGTTGAGAATGAGCAGTTGAAAGCATCTAATTACAGATTAAGAGAGGCTTTGGATAATTTAATTGACCAGTGCCTAAACAATAACATTTCGTGTAAAGAGGCTTTAGAGGCTTTAGCATTCACACCATCACAATCACTCACCGAGCATGATAATGAACTATTGGAACGGGCTGCGAAAGCCGTAGATCGAGCGAGATGGTTAGGAACTGATGTGGTACTTGCTATCCGCGCATTAAAAACAGAGGTGACAAAATGACTGAATCACAAAAGATGTTTGAGGCGTGGTTTAAAACAACAAATCAAACATTGACTATGAAAGATTGGTCTTATAGATGCTATCAGCAAGCATTGCAACACCAGCAGCAGCGTATTGAGGAGTTGGAAAGAAAGCGCATTGAAGCTGATAAACGCGCAACTAAGTACGCATTTCAAAATGATGTTATGGCTTTGCGTTTAGGTAAAACTGAAAGTAAATTAAAGATAGCGGTTGATGCTTTGAAGTTTTGCAGCGATTGCAAACATTATAACAATGAGCCAACAGGTAAGGTTGTATTAGTTGATTACGGTTGCAAAGCAGACGAAGCACTTAATTCATTAAATGGAGTTAAAAAATGACATTATTAAAAGAATCTATTCTTTCTCAAGAAATGTTAAAAGATATTCTTTCTTATGATAAAGATACTGGCGTATTTATATGGATAAAGAAAATTAATCCAAGATCAGGTAAAGTAAAAGTGGGGAATATTGCAGGCGGTTTAAGCAATGGATACCGAGTAATTAAAATAAACAATAATAATTATTGTGCTCATAGGCTGGCTTGGCTTTATATATATGGTAAGTGGCCTAAAAATGAGATAGACCATATTAATGGCATTAGGTCAGATAATAGAATTGAAAATTTAAGAGATGTATTACATTCAGAAAATTTGCAAAATCAAAGGAATCCTAGAAAAAATAGCAAACTAGGAATAATGGGGGCTTCATTACATACTGATGGTAGGTATCAAGCACATTTAAAACATAATGGAAAGATTAAATATATTGGTCTATTTGATACGCCAGAACAGGCGCATGAAGCGTATCTAATAGAAAAACGTAAAATTCATAAATTTTGCACAATATAGAGGTGAAGTGATGAATGAAAGACCAGAGAGATTAGTACTAAACACCGAGCTTGGTAAAGAAGTTATAACTTACGTGCTACAAGCTTACTTTTCATTTGGCAACAAAGAAGGTGAAACCAAATATCAAAGATGGTCATACGCTGAAAGCACCATGAGCCATGACATAGATGATCTTAAAGAATCGCTAGAAGATTTCATTAAAGATGGCTACGAGGCGCGTATTGTTAAAATTACTACTAAGGCAGAGGTGATATGAAAAATATCTACACAATTAAAGACTGGATGGAATATTTAAATGCCAGCAGATCAACAGTGTCACGTTATATTAAAGCAGGTTTAATTCCTAAGCCTGATCTGGTTACTCCACGCCCGATGTGGAAAAATCAGCCTATTTTAAATGGCCTTCAATCCAATCAGAATAATGCTGCATCATAGCGATTCTATGATCAAGATACTCAGCGCGATTATAAGAAGCTCGCACATCATCAATCTCATTATGTGCGAGTTGCCGTTCTATCCAATCTTTATCAAAGCGCCGGCGCCCGTCTAACGTTTCATTATTCAATACAGTAGAAGCCAGCGACCTAAAGCCGTGACCTGTCATCTTGCCGCGATACCCTAAACGATACAATGCAAATAATAGGGTATTTTCACTAATAGGATGGTTAGGCCGCTTTAATGATCCTAATACATACTTGTCATCGCCCGTGTATTGCTCAAGCTCTTTTATGATACTCAGCGCAAAATCTGACAGCGGGACAACATGAGGCTTCGGCGCTTTGCCTGTAACTGTTTTCATTCTGGCAGCTGGAATAATCCAGAAGCGCTTATCTTTAATCTCACTTCGTTCAAAATAACGTAGCTCAGTAGTCCGCACAAAGGTAAGTGCCAGCAATATTAATCCCAACCTGGTAACTGGTTCATCATAGCTTTTAATCGCTTGAAATAAATCTTTAGCCTCGCTTACGTCAATACATGGCATGTGTGTACGCACTGGCGCACGTAGCACGCTACATAAATTAGTCGCAGGGTGTAGCTGTACTTCGTCAATATTAACGGCGTAGGTGAATATCTGCCCTAGCCTGCTGGCTATCCTATTGGCCGTTTCAACTACGCCCTTGTCTTGAATGCCGTGTACCAGAGCAACCAGTTCTTTACGTGTGATCTTATCCATAGGCTTGTCACCGATATGCTGAAATACATACTGGTCCATACTCGCTTGAATGATGGCTTTATGCTTTGTGCTTTTTAAATCGGGTAGATGATGCTTATACCATTTCTCTTCAACAAACTGCTTGAACGTGAGCACATTGCTTTCAGTCAGCCCATGCAGTTTAAGCTTGGCTTGTTCATCTTTAAATTCTGAATTAAGCAATCTGGCTTTGGCTAAACTTATTTCTGGGTACAGGCCGTAAGTCTGCGTCTGGTACTTACCTTTAGTATCTTTATAGTTATATCGCCATGATTTTATATTTCTTGGCGTAACTACCAGATAAAGCCCTGCCATATCCGCAACCTTGTATTGCTGGTCTTTTGGCTTTAATGAATCTATCTGCTTTATGGTTAGCATGCTGATGCCTTAAACTGATTTCCCTAATAACCTACGCGATACCCTAAAATATTTTGGCTAGGGTTGGTTTACCATGTGTAACGTTGACGCATATTGAAGGTATATGAATACCAACAACGGTAGGGAGTATAAAGCTTTCGGGGGATTTTGTGGGGAACTTTGAATGGTATTGACGAACTATGATAAAACTTGAAAAAGACTTACTGGTAGGCAGTAGCTCTGCCATATTTCTATTTAAAACATGTACTTAAAAAACTAATACCCTAAATTTCTACTTAAATGCTAGTTAATTGGAATTTTTTATTCGTCTTAATGCCGCGCATTATACTGAATAAAATTTAGCTTGCAATATAAACAGCATAATGCCAAGCATAGGCCCCTACTGTAAAAAGCAGGAATAGAAAGATAACCAGATAATGCTCGATTATCTTCCATGCTCTAAACCATTTGTCAGGTTTTATCATTTTGCAATGTTATCACTTAACATTATCATCGTACATTGATATAAACATATCGTATATTTCAGCTTCTTCTTTCTCGATTTTGTTGATCTCGTCTATTTTCTGACTTAAAGATAATGTTTCATCTGCTTTAATTTCAGCTACTAAATCACGCTTAACGTTTGCCATTTTAATCATGCGTTTAGATGCTTTAGCCATGTTTGCCAATACGCCTTTACGGTCTGTAAGATCAGTAAATGCATCTATATCTCTTGCTTTTTTTGCGTCTGCCAATTGACCTGCTGCAACATCAGCTTCATTCTTACGCTCCCAAAATGCTGCACGCAAATCTCTAATTCCAGTTTCGCGCACAAATCTACGCACTACTGGAATATCTCTTGCATCTTGAGGAGCAACACCTTGTAATCCATTAATAATAATGTTCCCTGAATCTAAAACAAACTGCCCTGTACCACCAGTAAGTGACTTAACCCAATATTTAAGCGTTTCCGGTGAAACATCTATCAATCCAGCTTCAAAATCAGATCCGCCTGTAATTAAGTTTAAGCCACCTGCTGTTGTGTCATAAAGGCTTCCATATGTTCCGCGATTCATTAATTGTGAATCAGGTGTAGATTCTTTCCATTTTCTTGGTGTAATTGGATTGCCAAAGTTATCCTGGTTGACTAATTCAGTTGCACCAACGGCCATCTTAGGTGTGGTAGGCAATACCTGGAATAAATTAATATCGCCGTTTTCATCAATCGGTTTGCCAATTGCCGATACGTTTTCAAATACGCTTGATGCTAAACGAATAGCCAACTTATCCAAGTCTTTGCCTTGTTGCGCATCCAGCATGACATTACCCAACGTCCAGAACATACGGTATCCGTAAGGTAAGGTGATCGTAACTTGAACGCCAAACATATCAATTACAAGGTTTCCATCTTTCACATAGTCAGGCGTGTTGTTCCATTTTTCTTTATCTTCATCATCGCCACTTAATTGCATCAATCCTACTGTAATTGCTGCAAGCGTCATGCTGCCAGCTAACGCTCTAGCCTGATTTTTATGTGGGGAATCAAATAAAGCATCATAGATCAGCTTTGTGCCTTGCACAGATGGATTAAAAAACAAGTAGAGCGCACCAGCTGCATTTGATTTTTCACCCTTACGATTAAAGTTCATTAAGTTCTTAGCTTGTGCAGCAGATTTAGCCTTGCTCATTCCGCTTTCACTTAATGTTTTATACGTGGCAACACGTAGCGCATTTTCCGTAATGGCATTTAGATTTTCCATCAACGATAAGAAATGTCCGATAACCGGTATTTTTTTAAATCCAGATATTCCAGATTTTAAAGCTGCCATTGTATGCGCTGTTTTTTTACTCTTGCCTTCGCCTATTGATTTTGTATAAACCCGATCATAAGTAGCTCTGGCCCCGGAATACTCATCAAATGAAGCTTGTATATCATTGCCGATACGTTCTAAGTCTGAAAGATATGCGCCGCCGGTTGAGCCGCCCATAGCTCTATACTCATTAACTAATGAAGATGCACCTTTATTTTTAAAATGCTTAACCAGTTCTTTAACTGCATTAGGATAGTTAGCAAATATTTTTGCTGCAGTTGTAAAACCTTCATTGCCTGTCAGCGTGATAAAGCCCTGTATTGCGTCACGAATAGGGTTGGTTAAAATAAAGTCCGGGCTATAACCGGTATAAACTTTAGATAAGAAGTTGTTAATTTCTCTTGATGCGCCAAGTATAGAATTCAGATGCTCTACACCTAAGTTTTTATATTCACGCGCTGCAATTTCATCATTAATCTGCACCCTTACCGCATGACCAGCAATGTAAACGTTCACCTCGTTATCGGCTAACATTGGTGAAGCTTGCAACATAACGCGAACAGGGTCTTGAGTCTTATCAATTGAGAAGTCTGATCTTGTGGCACCTAATGCAGCTTGTGCTTGAATGTACATATTAGCTTCAATCTTTGTATCAAAAGATGCAAGGTCTAAGCCTTTATGTGCAACTACATAAGCAGTTTCACCTTGTTTCAATACCTTTCGCTTTACTGGTTTGCTGATAGTGATAATGTCATCATTTTGTACTTCAAGTGCAAATTTAATCAGCGCTTTACCTACGCGATTTTTTTCATCTAACGTAATTGCTGATTCATGGTCACGTAAAATATTCTCAATAATAGCTTCATCACGTAAGCCGTGGCCTAAGCGTTGTTTTGTTTTACCATTTACATGAAGCCCTTTACCAAGTCCGGCCTTAATGTTGTCATCACCACCTTTAACCGGCACATAAACATCATAGGTATTTTCCCATGCTGCTACCATTTCTGGCGTAAGCAATCCGGAATCAAGTTTGATCTGCTTTGTCTTATCTGTGATTGAGCGCCATTCATTGGCAATGGTTTTTAATTCAGCAAAGTTAGGCACGGCTTTAAAATCTTTCATAGATGCCGCTGCATCAGCATCTGATATGCCGTAAGCAGTAGCATCTACATCACCTTGCAATTCTCTAGCGCGCTTGTTGGCCTCTGGTGCGTGTTGCACTTTTAAATAATCACCAACTTGCTCCATCGTAATGCCAGCAGACTGCGTGCGCTCGATTAAAGGCTTTACAAATCCTTCTCTGAAATCTTCTTTGCGAGTAGATATGCGGCCACTCATTAATGTTTCTGATAAGAAAACATCTGCAGCCTCAGATAGGTTTACGCCTTGAGAAATAACCCAATCTTGCAATACTTTAAAGCGGTTGAATTTGTCTTGAATAACACGTTGAGTTGCCTGCGCCTTTGTTTCCTCTGGCACAGAGCTTTGTGGGGTGCTGCGAGAGTATAAAGCGTCAGTTAATCTATTAGACCGTAGTTGCGAGGCCCCATCCCCCACGCCAGAGTTAGCCAGCCATGATCGTCCAGCTGCTTCCTCGCGTAAAATGGAACCGATTGTAGCCGCGATTTTAAGCGTACCACGGCCTGCTGCTCCCTCGGTGACATTTCCTCGAATGTCCTGCGCGAGTTTTTCAAAGTCATCATCGGTGAATTGCTCGCCTGTGATGGTGTTTGTGAAGTCGCCTGTATCTCTACTGTATTCAACATTTTCAATTCCCGGAGCTTGCTCTTTGGTTACATTGTATGTGGCAAATAGCAAATGCGCAAGGTTGAATTGATCATCCCCTGTTTTCCATGAAAGGCCATATTTCCCAAGTGCTTGCAGCTGGTCTTTATGTGGCTTGATAAAGTCTGTGTCACCGAACTTAGTAGCCAGTGAAGCCATGTTTACCATTCTGCGAATAATAGCTGCAGATGTAATGCCTTCTGGATCACCAATAAATACTTTGCCATTATTGGCCGCATAGTTGCCAATGATTGTATAAAGTAAAGAACCACCGTCACCCTCTTTTGAATCGGCAATATTAACCCATACGTTATTATCTTTTTCAGTAACGTAAGTTACGTTTTTGTTTAGCGCAGATTTAAAAATGTAAGTTGTTTCATCGTCACCGTCCATGTTTCTTACTTTGGTAACTGTAATAATGCCTTCTGAAACTTCTTTCGCAACCTTGTCTAAATCAGTTTCCATTGAAACAGGGTAGCGGTAAGGCGTATCACCAAGTTCACCGATTACTTTAGTCCATGCCATCACCAGTTTTTTAGCATCTGCTTCTGGTATTTCTTGCACGCCAAATGAAATGTCTTTTTGATCACGGTTAAATGCGGCAACCATATCAGAAACAAACTGTTGCTTGTTGGCCCCATTCACTACAAAGCTGCGCGCAGGAATAATGTAGTCATTGATAATTTCATTGTCTGAAAGATCAAGTTTCACGCCGATACTGCGTAGGAATTTACGAATAGCTACAATCGCTGATTTAACAAAGCTTAATTGCGGTGCGGTCTGCGCCATTTCTGCAAGAACTTCTTCTGCAGCAATACGTTTGTCACTTACTTTAGTTAAGTCAAGGCCGTATTGTTTGGCCTTTTTAGTCATATCAGCTTTACGCAACAAAGCCACTCGGTCAAGTATTGCACTAAGCTCTTTGCCAAATGTACCACGCAGGCCATAGTGACCTAGTGTTTCATGGAACATGACGCGCACAACATCGGCTGCGCTGTTCATTTCACTAGCTACAATGTAAACCTTGCCTGCATCAAAGAAACCTTCTGGCTGCCCGGCTGCGCCTTGCGATAACTGTCTGTCGTTCTCTTCGCGTACTGCTTTGCGAATAGCCGGGTCGTTCATATCATCAACAACGATTATTTCAGGTGCATTTTTCCAGTTAGCGCGAATAGCGTTTACTGCTTTTTGTACTGAGGCTTTTGGTAAGCCAGTTATTTTTACAGCATCGCGCTTAAATAAAGGCAGGCCGCCCATTACTTTCTCGCGCATTTCAGGTGTGATAGTGAAGCCTAGTTGTTGCTTGTAACGTAATGCATTATAAACATTGCTACCAACTTCAATAAGTTCTCCATTATCTGCAGCTTTATCTAGTACGGATTCAAACTTTTCGTCTGATACGGTTTGCATGTTGATTGACTCAACTTTGCCGCCTATTTTCTTGAGTACGTCTTTAGCAACTTTAGGCACAATGCTGTCATAGAACGTGCGCATACCTTCGCCGCCTACTTTAAGATCCACGCCAGACAACTCATTCATGTAGCCATATTTGCCTTGTACTTGCGTGCGACTCCCTTCACCGTCAATAATTTTCTTGGAAATTTCCTTTCCTACAAAATCTTCTAACTTGTTTTCGGAAATATCATCTCCAAGCATATTGCCGCGGCCACCAGTAAGTGCGCTTACAGCATAAGTACCATTTTCATTTTTTGCATACAGCAGACTATCAACCTGCTTACTCAAATCATACAAATCAGCCGCTTGCTGGCCATTGATTAAAGCAACCTTATCAAATCCGTTTTCAGCCGCATAACGTACCATGCGTTTGAGTGCGAGCGATAAATAAGCATCGGTCTTTTCAACGAAAGGCGCTGTAGGAATTAACCCTGCTTGTGGCTTATAAGAATCAATCAGGTACGGATTTGATTTTCTATTAGCTTTAACATAATCAAAACTTTCTTGTTGCGTTTTAAATTCAGCAACAACTACTTTTGTATCGTTATCAATTACTTTAAACGGAGTTTTATCAGCAAATCCTTTTTTACGCCCATCAGACGACCAATCACTTTGCAGTTCATTAATAAACAAAACCTTATTGCCGTCAGCATCTACACGCTCGTCAAATCTTACGTGTGCGAGAATGTTTTTTTGGTCAAAGTGACCAGATTTGTAGGTTTCAGGCTTAATCTCAACCATTCTATTTAGTGCATCTTGGGCTTCTTCCTGTGTATAGTAAACATAAGGCAGCGCATTAGGGTCACCATCTTTTTCAATGTAATACCGTTCTTCACCACGATAATCAACAGGGTTAATTTTCAAACGTGACAGTAGATTTTCATCTATCGTTGATTTGCTAGGAAGCGTCAGCAACAACTCTTTATAGTTCTCTCCGCCTGCCACGGTGTATTTTTCGTACTTGGTTTCATCTACATATTCAGGAGTTGAGCGCAAGCGATCATCTAAATCATTAAACTCATTTTCTAGCGATTCATATTTAACTTTTGCATCACCAGTAAGATCAGGAATTATTCCAAATTCTTCTACAAGTTTTGTAACTTCATCGTTAATTTCTTCCATGCGAGATTCAACACGCTCACGCCATTTATCGCCAAGCATCGTTTCCGTAACCTGCACACCGTTAGAATTTAAGTAATCCAACACTTGTTCTTTAGTGACTAATCCTGTTTTAAAATCAAGCCATTCATTTACGCCTGTCCACTCAATTTCATCTGGCTTAACGCCTTTTTGAGTTAGGTTTTTAATCATGCCTTTCCAAATAGAACCTTGCGCTTTATTGGTTTTAATTTCATCAATAGCATTTGAAAGTGCTGAGTAGAAAATTGGTGCGCTGACAGAATTGCCACGGCTAAACATAGCTACGCCGCCGTTGTCGGCTTCCTGTTTCTCGACAACTACCATACGCGCATTAACGCTAGTATTTACCGGCAATGAAGCGTCTTTGAACGTACCTTCTTCTAGCTTCTCGGAAGTACCACCTACTGATTCAAGCCAATCACGGAACTCGGTAGCACGTTTGTCACTACCAAAAAATACACCTTCGCCCATAATAGCGACTAGCTTACCGTTTGGTTTAAGCAAGTTATAGGCGTGCCGAATATGTTCTTCATCGCGGCGATTGCTGAATGGTGGATTCATGATAATGCGGTCATATTTCTCGGAAATATCCAGGAAGTCACTGCCAACCACATTAAAACCTTTAAGTTCTAATAGTTCGCGTCTGTCACCATTAAACTCAACTACATCAGGTTCAAAGCCTGCATCACGAATACGCTCGGCAATATGCCCCATACCGGCAGAAGGCTCTAATACATTCATGCCATCCTGAATATCTGCCGCGTCAATCATTTCATCAGCGGTGCTTGCCGGTGTCGGGAAGAAGTCTAAGCCGTCATTACGGCGGCCTATCATCTTGCGTTCAAGTTCTTTGATTTTATCCGGCTGCTTCGTATTCTCTTTAAGTCCAATGAACTCACGTAATGCTGCACGCATTTCAGCAGGGTTCTCAATGCCCATACGTGCTAATTTTTCACGCTTGTCATAAGCATTGTCAAACTGCCAAGGCATGTTTAATTTGCTGGATTTGCGATTTGCTTTGCCAATCTTTTCAACAATATCTTTCCCGAGATCCGCAGACAGAGTAATTTGCTTATCATCATCACCATCCCATACGCCTCGCTCTTTAGCGGCACTAGGGCTGTCAATAATGATATTTTCACCACGCTTGAATGGCAAAACTATTGCCTTGCCTTTAAAACCAGAGCGTTTAATTGCCTCTTCTGCCAATGATTTAGAACTGAATACTGCACGCTCACCTGTACTTGTTGTGAATCGTGATACTTTATAGATATTCTCTTTTGCAAATTTCAAATAAGCATCGGTAACATCATCGGCAACGGATAGAATGCGATTGCCAAGCAACTTCAACCCATCAGTTTCAGCCATAGCTCGGCCTAAACTTGCCAAATCTGAGCGATACAATGTATATGCAGGAAAGTCCGCGTAATCCGCTGTTTCTTTTGTCGGTGCATCATACTGATGTTTCTCATAATCCCCATAAGCAGGATATTCGGCACGCAATTTTGTGTACTGCGCGGCACTTGTCAGGCTTTGCAATAATTCAACCTGTACTTTTTGGCGCACCTTGCCTAAGTATTTGGCGGCTCCTGATTCAATTGCCTGTGCGATATTACGCATGGTAATGGCCATTGCCTTATCTGCACTTGCTGCAGCTTCTGCGCGTGCTGCCATACCTGCCCTGCGGCTGGTGTTAGATTTGCGCTCACGGCCTAATTCTTCATCGGCTTTTTCTTCTAACTTATCAGCCATTTCAGTTAAGCGCTCTACCGCTGATTGTGACTTGTCATCCTCGAATGCACTGCGGCGTTCTTTGGCTTGCTCTTTTGCGGCAGAATTATCACCGCCAGCTAATTGCACAAAGGCTTCTGCATTTTCTCTGGTAGTAAATTGGAAGCCTGGCACTGCACCGCGACCACGGAATGATGAATAGTAACCGCCAAGTTTTTTCGCACCGGAATTAAGTGTGTTGTAATCCTCTTTGCTGACACGTTCAGAAAGTTGCACCACGAATAAATCATGGCCTTTCTGTGTGTGCTTGGTTTCAATGATGCTACCTTCTACCGTTTGACCGGCAACGCTTACGCTACTCTGTGCTAATTCTTTGCGGCCTGCTCGGTCTGCAATAGTTCGTTCTGCATAAAGATTGTCATAGGTTTCACGATGATCCGGCGTAAGCGTCATGCGTGCTTCTTTGAGTGACATACCATCACCCATTTTTCCGCGCAAATAATTAGTATAGTCATCTAGCGTTTTAGGGTCTTGCATCCCTTCTTTACGCTCTGCTAATCTGGACTCGCGTTCTGCCTTGGCTTCCTGCAATTTATACATCGCTTTATCAAGCGATTCTTGAGTTATAGCCTCAACTTGAGATTTGATGCTTTTATATTTATCTTCACCAAATCCGTATGAATAACTTGTAAGCCCAGATTCGCCAGGTAATAAAAAGTCGCTTACCATATCAGCATAAAGCGCACTCACTACACGGTCTTTTTTCTCGCTCTTATAGCGTGATTCTAAGCGTGCGCCGCCACGGTCAAATAACTGTTGCTTGGTAAAGTTCTGATTTAAGTACTCAGTGATAGATTTTTCATTCTCGATTAAGTAGTTAAATGCCGCTTTGTAATCATCGGCATTGGCAATGCCTTTGCTGTATTCATCCATTGCATTGTCGTATAGGCTAAGTGGAGTTTGTAATTTCTCTTCTTGTGCTGTCGGCTCTGCATAAGCATCAGCCACCTCATCGGCCGTAACTTTCCCCTCGCGCACATCTTTAATTGTGTCGAGCTTCTCCTTACCTTTAACGCCTGCTGCGGTGAGTGCTTCTGTGGCTTTGGTTACTTCGTCAATTGCTTGACCGTTGCTTGATTGATTAACTGTATTTTCTGCAACGTCCGCGCCAGTGCTGGACTCTGTTGTTGATTGTGCTTTTAATTCTTTAATCTCTGCACGTAATTCATTGATTGTGTCATTTACCCTACCTACGTTTGCATTGTAAGTAGTAGTCTGCGCTCTGGTTGCTGATCCATTGCGGTACTTTTCCATATGCTTTGTCTGCATATCAGTACGTTTTGCAATTTCTTTTTCAAGCCTAGCTTCTAAAGATTGAATCTCTTTACTTGGCTGCGCGACTTCTGGCGCTGTAAGTAAATCACCCTGCCCTGCAAACTGGTTATCAATAACCTTTGCATCGTTATCTTTGGTAGTTTTTGCATCTTTACCAGTAGCGGTTAGATCAAAACTATCTGCAGCAATTGCTTGGCGTGCTTTGCGCTCGTCCTCAAGCTTTGCCGCTGCATCGGCTTTTTCTGCTTCGCTACTGGCCTTGGTTTCTGCCTCTTGCGCCGCAATGCCTGCGTTTATTTCTTCATTGGTTTGGCCTGCTAGAGCAAAATCATCAGTTACTTGCGCTTGCTCACTGGTGTTAGTTTGCGCTCCTTCTTGAGTTCCTTGGCTGCTTCCAGTACCGCCATTCTCGCTGTCGGTGTTAAAGACGCGAGCATCTGTAGCACTTTCTCTTTCTTCGCTACTTGCTTGTTGGAGTTGTCCATTTATTTCATCCTCTGTAAGTTCGTCTGCTACGTCTGCAACTGCGTTGCCTTCATATTGCAATGCCTTGAGCTCTTCTTCAACTGCGTAAGGCAGCACGCTTTCACCATTGCGGATTCTATCCGCTAGGTAATCATACGCCTCTGTTGAATCAAATGCTTCATCATTTGCACCGTTGGCTTCAAGGCGCATGTTGTACGGAAGGTAATCATCCAGGTCGCCGCCTTCGATCAAACCTTTTAATGAGCGCTTGCTGTTTAATTTAAATATCTTGTTGTAACCGCCCGGCGCAAAGCCACGCTGCTCACCGGTAATATCTAATTTTTCAGAATTTAAAATACCGCCCAAATCATTGATTGTAGTTAGCAGCGATTTAATTTTAGGCGCTTTAGGTTTAGCGGCTTTTGGTTTTGGTGTGCTAACTTCTTTTGCGCCTTCTGCAACCTGTGCAGATGGGAACTCTGAAACATTAGTTAGCAAGTCTTTAATTGGTGCATTCAAACGAATAACATCAACGTTATCTTCATTCTGTAGCTTTGATAACCATTGGTGGTGTCCATCTAATACGTGATTATCAGATGAAACTAGAATAGAACGATCACCGCCAACGTATTCACTAGCCTGTTTAACTTTAGCTTCCGAAAATTCCTGTTGTGTTGGTTTGAGTGATGACGCCGGTACCGTTTCCTGCTCATGGCTAATGCCACGCGCATTTAGAAAATTGACCATGGCGCCACGGTGTTCCGCTTTAATCTGCGGCATTTCTGAACGTGGAATATTTAACGTGCCGGTATCAGGGTTAAATGCGGTCCACTCTTTATTAATCTTTTCGCCGGCCACCGGCACTTGTACGTCTTTTGCCGTTTCATCGACACGTTTTTGTGATGTGTTTACGCTATCGACATTAGTAATGCCGCGCAAAGCCAATTCAGCATCAATTTTGCTGATAACTGTTGCGTCCGTAGTCATGCTGCGCATCTGCGGCAGAAAGTCGTCTGCAGCAGCTGCAAATGGGCGATCTAGTGTACTGTCGGTATTGCTTCCAGTTCCAGTAGCCACATTGCCCGGCTCGCTTGATGTAAATGTTTCGGTAGCGTTACCCAATCCTGATCCGTCTGGCTGTACAGGTAAATCTGCCACGCCTCCTTGAGGCTGATTATCTGCGCCTTCAATGGTTCCTGTAGCCAATCCGGTAGCGGCATCATTCGTATTGCTGACATTATCATCCCCTAGAATATCAGCTGCATTAATTGCCTCTGTAGCGCCTTGAACTTGCGCAAGTAAGTCTGTATCGGTGATTGAGTTTAATAAGCCTGGTGCTGCCGGAATATCCAAAGCTTTTTCAGCCAAAGCAATAGCATCTTCTACGGTTGCATCTGGATTAGTGATGTTGGCTAGTGCGTTGTCGGCTTCGGCAGTTTTAGCTTGATCTTCTTGTTTCTTTTGCTGTGAAGCATTAAAGGCCACTAACAATTGCTTATTAATTTGCTCGGCTTCATTAGTGCCTGCCGGTGCGTCCAGTTTGCTTGCAATACTAGTTAGAATTGCACCGCCTGCGCCCATGCCGCTAGATTGCAAGATAGTTGCAAGCGCGGTATCTTTAACAGCCTGCTTGTAATCTTCAAAACTAGCGTTTTGATTTAAGCCAATTTCCGGGGTCTTATCAACTAAGAATTGCAGCGTAGTTGTAAACTCTTCTGCAGGCAGTTCTTTTAAACTGCTTTCCAGCATGGCCGTACCAAGTTCAGCAATGCCATTGCCTTTAACGGCTTTATTTAAACCTTTGGTAAGCTTGTCAAAGCCACCTAGTTTTTCGCCTATCACTTCGGCGGCGGCCATTGGTGCAGATCTAAATGCTGATTGTAATGGGCTTAAATCTTTATCGCGGCCTTCGTTATACTCTTGCAAGGCTACACCGCCAAACATAGCAGGCAATGCACTGCCGCCGGTAGCTGCACCCACTACTAAAGCCGGGGCCGTATTGATCACAGATGATATGGCGTTAGCGCCTGCCTCTGGCAAATCTTGCACAATTGATTCTTTTGCAAAGCCTTCAACTGGCGTGCCGCGCAATACTGCACGATTCTCAATTTCTTTTGCGTAAGCGTTTTGATTTTCAGCTACTTTAGCCAAAGTTTCAGAATCGGTTATATCAGCAATAGACTTGATTAAGCCTGCTTCCATTTTACCAAGTCCAGCATACCCACGATTCAAGCCAACTTTAGCAACGCCAGAAAAGCCATCTACAATTTCAGCGCCTTTATTAAGCGTGTTTGGCTTCTTGTTTTCTTCAACAACTTTTTTAAATGATTTATCTGCAGTCTGATCTGGCTTAACTTCTTTGCCATCCATGCCTTCAACTACTGACTTGGTGCGCAATTCGTCTGCAATGGCTAAAGGCAATCTAAGCGCATTGTCTTTAATGTAGCTTGCAGCTTCTTTAACTGTGCCGCCAAACGTTCTCTCTGGCGCTTTTGGTGTGCTTGCTTGGGATGGGGCTTTTAGAATGTCACTTTCAATAGCAGACGTAATATCCGCATCGGTCATTGAATCAGGAAAGTCAACAAGGCCAACGCCAGGTACATCAATACGTTTCATGCACAATACTCCAATTAATTGTAAGAGTATTGTGCGTTAACCCATGTGTGTGCTAATCGTAAACTACGCCCTTGCCCGGTACGTATCTTCCAACTTTATCAGCCTGTTTAGGCACTTTTGTTTTGACTGAGCGCTCTTTAATTGGATTACCGGACGTATCAACTTCTATTGTTTTCTCGGTGACTTCATCCATGACTTCATCATCCTGCTTAATCTTATTCAGCTTATCAAAGCCTTTATCAGTAAGCTTGCCATTCTTAACATACTCGGCATTATCTTTGTATGCCTCGATAAAATCACGCTTACGTGTTGCCGCTTCCGTTTCTGCGCGCGGTGCGCGTCCTGCTGCACTTACTTTGGCTTTCTGACTGACTAATATACTAGCTGCTTTAGCCGGGTCGCCACCGGCCATGCGCCACGCTAATTCAAGTTCGGTTTTAGGTACATTTAATTGCTTACCACCTTCTAATACTATTTTTGCGGTACCGCTTTGCTTATCAAACGCCATTACAGACCCATCATCTAACTTAACACTTTCAAAGCCTTTGCTTTCTGGTGCCATTTTTTTAATGGTTTCCGCTGATTTAAAATCGCCGCCTTTTATAGCGCGATCAAATCCATCTTGCATAGTGGCCGGTCTGGTTGTTGCGCCTTGTTCGCCTTGCACTTCAACGTCTGTCATGTACGCTTTATTGCGATCCATCTCTGCCGCCGCACGTTTATCATCTATTTTGTACCCGGCTTCTTTTAACAGTAGCTCTTTTTCAACTTGCGCATCCATTAATGCAAGCTTTAAGTCAAAGTCTTGTTTTTTATCCAGCTCTTGGCCTCGCCCTTCCGAGTAACCTTTAGCCGCACCTGCCGCCATAAATCCTAGTAATCCTGACATTATTGCGCCCCTTGATACTGTGATAAAGCTTGCTCTGAAATTTGGGTAAACTGTTTTGGATCCACGCCAAAGCCTGTCATTAATGCATCAATCATAGTTTGCATAGCAACTGCAATAATGTCTGGCCCGATCTCTTCCCCGGTAACTTTCTCTAGGAACTCTGCAGCCTGCGCTAACAAGTATGTGCCTGCCGGTACAATCACTTCACCCGGCATGGTCTGGTTGCTCTTCTTGTAGAGTAATGCCATCAAGCTTGCAATCTGATTGCCTAACGTTTCGCTAATGTCGCCTTCGTTCTGGTTGAGCAACTGAATAATATCTTCGTGCGTTTCTTTAGAAAATATAACCTTCATGCCTGCTTTGACTACTCGCGCAAACGCTTCTTGAAATTCTTTAGGCATATCGGTTGCTACCTTTTCAGCAATAGCTTCTGGCCTGCCGTTAAATTCTTGCTGTTCCATTGTTACGCACTCCCCATTTGTGAAGTTAAACCGCCACCGGCTTTAGCTTGCTGAATTTGATTATATTCTTCTGTCGTTACATACTTGATCTCGCCGCCAATAGATACAGCGATCTTGCCAGTTTGAGCCGCACCAGGTTGGCCGCCGTAAACGTTATGGTCTTGATTAACTGTTGGCATATTTGTTGGTTGATACTGCATGTTTCTCTGACGTTGCGCTAACAGTTCCATTTGCTGCTGTTGTGATGCTGCTTGAGTATTAATGTTATCTACCTGAGCATCAAACAACGGTTGCTTTTGTTCCATCTCTTCATACTTCATGTAGCCATCGGCTAGGCCGCCTAGTGATTTAACTGCGCCAGAATCACTATTGAGCGCACTTAATAGTCCGTTGCCAGCGCTTGATGCTGCATCGGTTGCTTTTCCAAAAACTGATGATGAAACTCCATCCAATCTTGGTAAAGCACCAGAAGCAAATTCTGCGTCAATAGAACCTATGGCAGGGGATGCGTTATCTAAAGCACCACCTACACCTGCTGTATCTTTAATTGCACCAGCTGCCGCACTGTCTGTAATGCCTAGACCGCCCTTGATGCTTTCAAATACGCTCTTAACTGCACCGCCGGAAACGGTATTAAAGAAATTAGACGTACCATCTGCCGCGCTTGAGAACGGATTCATAAAGCCGCCATCTACGCCAGTGAACGCACCTACACCAAAGCCAGCCAGCCCGGCTACTGCGCCAATGGTTGATAATGTTTGATTCCCGGTCAGCGCCCCCAATCCTGACGCAATGCCGCCAACAATCATTAATCCCCCAAGTATCGAACCCATAACTGTTGTAGCAGCCGCGTATGCGGCCACACCTGCGGATACAGACATATATGCACCAGCGACAGCAACAGCCGGGCCGTTCTTTTCACCATACGGTGTGCCGCGCTTTGCATCTGCAAACGGCATTTCTGCGGATAGCAGCCGAGTATAAGATATAGTTTTATACTCAAGTTTTGGTATTTGAATGGCGATCATTTTTCGTGTCCTTGTCTAGCCAAAAGTATTCGTGCTGTTCATCTTCATGCGTTTTTTTAAATCCAAACAATTCAACTAGCTTTTTATGTTTGTCATTCTTAAATAATCGCGTTATTAAAAATTCATGTTTATCAATAAGTTCATCTACTACTTCATGCATCATCGTTTTGCGGCCCATGATCATGCGAAAGTTCTTGTTCAATGCAAAATGTATTTCGTTGTTCTGCATCATTACTTCACCTATCTGCACATCACGGTACATTAACGGCTCAATATTCCATTTAGATAATGCAAGCTTGGCCTGTTCTAATGTAATGTTTTCTTCATGCACCAAGTAATCTTGTATTTCTTTCATTAAAAATCTAGTAACCCATCAAAATTTAAACCGCCGATCTTGCCTAAAATATTCAATCCAGTTTTAAGCATTTCATTCTGATTTGTTACTGCTGCAGTTTTAGCTTCTGGCGTTAGATCAGGATTTTGTAAAATGTCGCTGATATTCCGCACTGATTGCTGGTACAGTGAACCGGCTGCGGCTTCTGATTGCAGAATGGTTTTATAACTTGCTTCAATATCTGCCAGTTGCAGCTTATTACTCTGGTCCATAAACTGCTTGATAACCACGTTCTGCTCGTTAGCATTAAAAATATTAGTTTTATTCTGCTCTGCCGCATTGAACTGATTTGTTTGATTCTGGTTTTGCGCATTGAACTTGTTAAGTTCCTGCTCTTTGTTGGTATTAAATTGGCTATTTTGCTGTGTTTGACTAGCATTGAATGTATTGGATTGCTGCTCATTAGCCTGGTTTGTCGCCAATACATTGGTATTTACCCCGGCGTCATATTGCGCAATTGGTAAAGCTCTGTCCATTACCGCCGCTTGCCCGGCTTGTACCGCCATTGAACTATTCAATAAACCACGACTATTCGCGGCCTGTTTGGCTTTGGCTGCGGCTTGCTGCATCAATGGTGAATCTGCGCCTATAACATTGTTTACTTGTTTGCTTAACAGCTCCTTATCATCCACGGTGCGCGTGATAGCAGAAGTTAGCCCCGTGGGCGAAGCTGCCGTAGGTGCTGCTACTGCTGTCGTTGCGTCTTGATTGTCTGCCAGCTGTGGCGTAGCACTTACGTTGTTGTAATTGCTAATGCCATCTAAAGGCGTCCATGAGTTGCTATTTGTTGCCATGATAATTCCTTATGGGATTTTTTTTATTGTGCGCCTGTCCACCTGTTTGCCTGCTACCTATTAAACAGCAAACGCTTATAGTCAGCGGTATGGATTTGTATGCTAGAATTGACAAAGCCACATTGAACGACTAATTCAATGTGGCTTCTAATCACTTCACCTTTACGAGAGGTTACGCATGACTAAGCAAATTCTAACGCAAGAAGAACTTAAATCGCAACTACATTACGATCCTGATACTGGAATTTTTACAAGAACTAAAACATTAACAAATTGCTGTAAGATTGGAGATGTTGCTGGGTCTAAATTAAATAATGGATACATCATAATAAGAGTATTAAATAAAAAATATTTAGCTCACAGATTGGCTTGGTTATATATGACTGGGAATTTTCCAAGTCAAACTATAGATCACATCAATAGAATTAAAGATGATAATAGATTGTGCAATTTAAGACATGCAGATCAATCACATAATAATTTAAATGTTTGTAAAAACGTAAGCAATACATCAGGATATAAAGGCGTAAACTGGAATAAAAACAGAAAAAAATGGGCAGTAAGATGCACAGTTAATGGAGAAAGAATATTTTTAGGATATTTTGACGATGTTAAATTAGCAAACATTGCTTATGATGATTTTGCAAAAAAACACCATGGTGAGTTTTATTATGGTCACTTACAACCAACAAGTTCACAAACAGAATCTCCCCACACACGAATCTCATTGTAATCTAAAGTTGTAATGACGCACGCACCCTCTAGTATTTTATATTGTTCTTGTAATCTACTATTGGCTGCGTCACAGTTTTTCCAGCCTTCGGCAAGCTCTTGTTTATATGTGTCGGGTGTGGGCAATCCAGCGGCGGCCTTACGTTCCTGTTCAAGTCGCATCCAATCAGCATAAGAATTGAGCCGGTAAGTACTATTAGTTTTAACATCGTATAAATCCTTTATCTCTTTGGTATAGCGTTTGCGATCAAGATTAAATTTTTCAGTTAGTGCAATAGTTTCAGCGTGCGCCGCTTCAATATCCTTTGCGTGCGCCTTCTCTTTTAAGTAATTTTCAAGCTTTCTGTCACTCATTGCTTTAGCATCACTCACTAAATGCTGATCATATTCAAATTGAACCCGGTCCAGCTTTGCGTATAAAAACCAGATTGTTAAAAGCAATGCTACGAATAAAACAGGCAGCCAGTTCTTTTTTACAAACTCAAACACACCGCCAAAGAATAGTTTTAATGCCAATAAAATAGGTGAACTAAACATATTCAATCGGCTTCATGCCGCCCTTAATCCAATCAGAAACTGAAAACCCCGGGCATATTTTTACCCACTCGTTACGTTCAATCACGCCATTACCGTTAAGATCAGGCGAAAAGTCACGATGACCTTTAATGCTAATACCCATTTCATGCAATGCATTGAGTGCGGATTTTCCGTTATCACATATCCTGCCGCGAATATTCCCGGACAAGGTAACAATCAACTGCTGCAAGCTTTCAAATTGTGCTGTGCTGAACTTGTCTGTACCAATCATGCAAATGCCAATAGATTTAGCATTGCTGCCTTGTACGTGCGCGCCAATCTCCTCAAGCCCTCTTCCCGGCTGAATTTGTCCATCTACTGTAATCACAAAGTGATAACCTACATGCTTTACTTGTGGGTTGAAATTTCTGGCCGCTTGAGTGCTTCTTTTAAAGCCTCTGGCTTTGTGCATGCTGTCAATGTCAGCAATGGTGAAGGGTTTCCCGTTTGGTGTTGCGGCGCAATGAATAATGATGTCTTTAATTAAACGCTTCATCTTTTGACCTTCTGTCCGGCGTTTGTTTAATTTTTTTTAAGAATAGGCTATAAAAATATGGATGATATTTGTTTAAATAAATCATTAACCTAAAGTACGATTCCGGCCACATGAACAATGCAATCGTGGCACCAAACAAAACACTCACACCGCTATGCGTTTCAAAAATCAGGTAGAGGCCGCTCATAGAAGCCCCTACATATTTGGCAATCATGCAATATCTGTTTTCACCATCTGTCACGGACGCCAGGTAAATAGAATCGCCTAGCAAATACAGCCCGATCAATATTGATAGAACAACTTCCAATGTCATTTTTGCACTCCAAGTAAATTAAATTTAGATTTGAAAAACTCTATTAACGTATCTCGGCACGGCTTATCAATGACAGCAAAGCCTAAAAAGAAAGCTACTGGTCGCTGCGGTATGTTCTTGATGTTCATCCATTCATCGAAAATCCACACAATGCCGTGAACCATGACGCACGCCACAAAAGTAGATAAGATAATCAGCACAATAGATCTTCTAATTTGCAATGCAGGGTTACGGTAGATAGCCCAATACGCACCGCCAAAAGCTGTGATCACTACACCTATCGGCAAATCAAATAGCGTGCTGGTTACTGCTGTCATAAAAGCCATAATCCACGGGCTTATTGCGTGCGTTAATTGATCATGCATTTTTTGCCTTTGTAATATTTTTGTATTTTTATGAACCAATACTAGCAATATCCACCTGTGTCATAACTGGATTAATAGGCGTAAAAAACCGCAATTAAGCGGTTTATTAGTATTTCAATTTTTAATCTAAATGGTTGCCGGTGTGGTCAAATGGATTCAGTAGTAAATCCCCAATATAACGCGCTAACTTTCCCCTTACCGTATGTTGTTTGGCATGACGCTTTAACCGATCAGTCACCAACCACTCTTTAGGCAATTCAAAAAATACCAGTGTGAACACTAGAACATTATTGATGAAGTCTAAAAGTATGCTGATAGTCACGAATGGAACACACAACACCCACAACAAGCCATTGAGTTTCTTTTCAGCATGTGCGCGTATCATTGCCATGCTTGCAACGTACATAATGAAAAACAGGTACAGGTCTATAAGTAGATATAAAATTATCATGATAGATAGGCAATATTGACTGAGCCGTTGTCGAAAGTACCAGCACCGGGATAAATTCGCACAATATCTAAAGCGCCTGACAATGCTTTTCTACCACTCACTATAAGTGTGTTATGCGCCGCAGCGTTAGCAGTTAAAACCCCAGACGCCACCCAAATATTTGATGTTGGGTCAAGCAGTGTTAATGTAATTGAACCTGATAATAGAGCACCCACTCCGATAGATTCGGTATTAAATCCGGAAGTATTTGCTGTACCAACTGTTGTATCAGCTACTGTGGAAATAGCACCTGAGCCGCCTGTGTACCCCGTATTATCAGGCGAGCCGCCAGTGCCAATACGAACACCAAAGAAAGTGCCTGCAGAACTGGAAACTCTGTCAAAGTTGATAGTAATCTGCTTAATTCCAGCAGGAAGAGAACCATAATCAACAGCACTGCCTGACGTAGTATCAACGGGAGTTCCTAACGTTAACCCTGTGCTGGAAGCACTTAAATTTCCTGCGCTTAAAGTTAACCCAGAACCTACTGTAATTTCTTCAATAGCACCTGTGCTTGCAGTTGTGCGCCCTAATATTTTATTTGTATTTTGTGTATATCCTGATGTAGCAATTGACCCTGACGGCATTAATGCTGATACTAGAACAGTTTTTAATTTATCAGAATCGCTAGTGTCTTGAATTAATACTTTGTCATCCGTTGCTACCGTTACAGCGGCCGCCGTGATGTTAGTACAGGCAGTCAAAGAGGTAATGTCACTGTTGGCGCCTTTTAGCGCATACGCTGTACCTGCATTTGTATCTGCACCTGTGCCGCCTTGCGCTACCGATAGAGGGGTGCTTAATGCAGATAAAGAAGTAATATCGGAGTTGGCGCCAGATGCGGCAAAATTTCCTACTGAAATATAAATCGTATCAAAATAGGCTTTAAGCGTAGCTTTGACGTTTGCCCAAGTAACCTTTTTCAATATGCTTGTGTCTGCACTGTCAATTACGCCTAGCGTGTCCGCATCTACTGGAGTTGCTTTAGCTGCTGCAGCATTAATTGATTTTTCGCGCGTATCTACATCTGTCTGTAATTCTGCAAGTGCCGCATTTAACTCTGTTGCTGCCAAGTTTCCACTTGCTGCAGTAGTAATCGCATTGTCTGCAGCAACAATGGTTTTATTAGTCAGCGTTTGCGTTGCCGCATTAAGCGTAAGCGTATCAGCTGCTACATTTGGTATAGCGTGCATGCTGTCAGCATCTACACCTACGTTGCCACCTGCAATTGTCAAATCACCAGTTACAGTAGCGTTAGTACCATCGTCTGAAATAACCGATGTTGTTTCTAATCCTGTGCCAGCAGAATTTACTTTAACTAACTTATTGCCATTAGCTGTTAATGTCGGCAGTTTATTAAATCCGGCTTCCACTGAATCAAGCTCTGCACGCATACTGGCAGATGAACCGCTTGCGCCTGTCTGTGGGTAGCCTGTTGAATCGTAGTATTCGTTTGCCATAATTAACTGCCTATCTTAAAAGCCTGCGTTGCGTGTAATGAATAATTGCGCTGTTTACGGTAAATGGACTAAACAAGTCCGATGTGCTGCGTAATATCAGCGATATGTTTTCAGCGGTTCCGGTTAAGTCTTGCTCTGCCGGTAGTAATGTACGGCCATCCCAATAGAACTGGTCCCATACAAAGCTATCCCAATACACGTTACCAAATGAGGTTTGAATATCACTTAATATGCCCTGATCTATTTCCGTGCTTGAGTAACCAATTTCATAAGAGGCTTTTAATTCCGCATAACTGCCGCCGGTAATCTCGTAAACTGCTTTTCTGTATCGCTTTCTTAACCTTGGGTTTTTCATAAAAGAAAATGCCAAATTAAGGTATGAAATAATCGGCTCACCATCAAAGCTAGTGCCACGTTCCATACGATACACAAATCCATCTGTGTCGCCTGCGTAGATAAACTCTTCACCGTTATTGCTCTCGTATGAACTGATCACGGTCATGGTATGTGCGTACTGAATTGGCATTGCGCCTTTAAATTCCCCATTTTGCATAGTGATATGTAAGGCATAGCGATCATTGAATAAAAGCCGGTACTGATCACGTAACCGCACAATGCAACTGCCAATAGCACGAGTTACTCTTGATTCAATAAATGGACGTATGAATTTCGTCAGCTGCGCACTTGAAAAGTTACCAAACTGATCAGTCGCTGCAATCTGGCGCACGCCTAGCGCATCCATTACATAGCCTTCGCCAATGTTTTGCATGGTGTAAGAAAATCCACCCACTTCAAATCCAAGCGTTACCAGTTGAAAATCAGCTGCGCTATTACCATAAAGTACCGATGTTTTATTTGTAGTGAAAATAGCTAGTGCTGCACTCTGGTTAGAGCCGGCCATTGGCATAAATCCGGTGATGGTGTCACCCATAGCTAATTCATTAGCGCCTGATATGATGGTCCAAACGTAAGGCTCACCTGGTGCGCTGTTTTGAGCGCTAGCACCAAATGACAGGAACAGATGATTAACATGCACATCAATGTGCTTTGGTGTATCTGTAGCCATCCCGGTGCTAATTGGTACAAAGGTAGTACCATCAAACTCAAATGCACGGTGTACGCCACTAGCGCCATACATTTTTAATGTGCCTGCTCCACCACCAAAGTTGTAGTTAAGACAGTCGTAACGGCCACCGGGGTTTAAAGTAATTGCAGATTGCGCTCCGCTTAACGTTACTGCGCCTGCACCGGTACTGGTTGCTGCGCCTGCTGCAAAGTTTCCACCTGTAGGCACGCCAATAATCAAACGTCCGGCATTAACACCAGAAAGTAAGCTGCCTGTTTCAACGACTACCCGGTTAATGGTTGCTGTAACGCCGCCTTGTGTCAGTGTGTCGCCATCTTCTACGCTAATATTTGCGTTAGTAAATGAAATCTCATAACCAAGATCAATCAGCGTCCAGCCACTAGCAGATGATTTGTATAGATCTGCCGCTGTGCCGCCTAGATTATTTCTAAATGCATACACATTGCCGTTATACCGGTGCACGCCTAGAATACTTCCGCTGCCTGGTACCGCTTGAATGTCTGCCCGGTAAACATCAGCGGCCATGTTTTTATATTGCGCTGACTGCAATGGAGTATCAGCCAGGCTAGAAATTGCTGCGCTGGTTGTTGCGGCTTTTACTACGCCTAATACGGTAATGTTTTCACCGGAAACAAAAGTTCCGGTAAGTTTAGTAAACACAATTGCACTTGCAGTAACGGCAATGACTACACCGGTAGCGCCACTGGTTGCGCCGGTAATTACATCATTGGCTGCCACTGCGCCGCTAAAAGTGCAGGATAGTGAATAAAACAATGCGTCAGAAGGTTGCGGCCTGCCATCTAAGCGCTCGTAACCGGCTACTCTACGATAACCGCCATCAATATCAATTTCAAAGTTAAGAGAATCACGGCACATGCCATCCGGAATAGACAAAGGCGGCGATACTAGATTTAATCCACCTTTAAGCGCAAAGTAGGTAGTTAAGACTTGTGGCAGATTCATTGTTATACGGTTTCAAGATAAGGCGTTGCAGAAGCTAACTCATTACTAACTAGAGATTGCCCGTTATTGGCTCCGCTCTGTATGTTGCGTGCATCGCGTTTAATCATTGGCTTTAGCTTTTCTGCTAGGGCTGCATAGGCATTTGCGTTCTTCATGCCGTTACTGTCTGTGATGCTTTTGCCTAGTGCATTAATATCATTGGCGGCACTTTCTGCAACATCAAGATTGCGATAAAGAACATTAAATCCATTAAACTTTTCGCCTTTAATAAAACGAGACGGATCAGATTCAACTAATCTTTTTGTTTCTTCTTGGGTGTATTTGTTGGTGCTGCTAGTAGCTGGTTGATATGCTAATATTCCATCTGTTCTTGCAGGCCGGTCTTTCCCAACTAACCCACCGATATAGTTGTTGTACTCTTCCATTTTTTTGATAGCATCAGCCATCGCTTCTTCTTTTGACGAATACATTTTTCCTTTTGTAGAAAAAGAAGATTGAAGCTTTTCTTTATTGCTTCCATACCCTGAAACATCTGTTTTTATATTGTCTTTATCTGGCATAGTCAGCCCGATATTTTCAATTGGCTTACCACCCCCTCTTGTGTTGTCTTGCGAATAGTCTCCAGGCGTTCCTATAACTGCATATCTTGTAGTAGATTTATTGGCGATCTGATCTTTTAAGATTGAGTACCTATCGTTGTATGAACTGATTGCATTTTTATATTGATCATCTTTGTTAATCTCGCGCGCCAGCTTGTCAGTTTTACGTGATAAGTTTCGCGTTCTAAATGACGCGCTATCACCAAGCGCATCTTCAACATCACGCTTATTGGATGAAGATATGCGCTCCAATTCCGGAATGGAGTTCAATTTAGCAAAAGCTTTGTAATACTCGGCTGCTGCCGCTTTTTTTGCTTTTCGTTTTAACGCTGATGCGCCCATAATAATTCCTAAATAAGAGGTGCCGCGATTTGCACGTCCGGCAATTGGTTAAGCTCTAAGCGGCCCATGTAAAACCTAATGTTTTTCTGGGCGCGTGCGATCACTTCGCCTGCGGATTCATACAGCCCATACGCTTCTAGCGCCTGCCATACAACCAATTCATGGAACTGCGCTGGCATTTCTGGTACATCGGCATCTACCGCTAGTTGCTGTGGTGTTTTCCAGTACTGGCCGCTTACGGTAAATACACCATCTGGTTTAGGTCCAAGATATAACTTCTGATCTGGCGCGATTGAAAAGCATATCGGCGTGCCTGCCGGTTGTGGCCCGGTTAAATACAGGCTGCGATACTTGCGGTATAACAGTTCACCAAGTTCAAATTCATTAGAGATACCTACGCTGGTGCGATAAGAATTAATCGTATCTACGTCCCACTGGCTGAATCGCGTAGCAATACCGGCTTCCAATGCGGTGTAATCTGCCTTGTTTGCAGTGGTATTAAATTCAAATTCAGTGCGTAGCCAGTTCCAGTTAGGGCGCTGCATCTGTATCATTTCATAGGCGCTGATTACCCAATTCACAATACGGCCCATTTCACCGGATTGGCCTACTACTGTAAGAGGTCCAGTGCCACTAATGCCCGCCTCTTGCCTGACGCGCCTACATATCTCTAAGAATGTCATGGTTTACTTATGCCCGGCGCATTGCACGCAACTGGCGCAACCATTCAATGCCTTCGCGCGTATCTTCAATAATGGTAAATGGGTAAATATCCGCACTACGCGCACGCTGAAATGATTCCTGCACACCTTCGCGGTTAGTCTGCTCGTGGTTTTTATATTTGACTTGGCGCGCCTTAGCTAACACTTCCAGGTATTTGCGCTTCATTTGCACCGGAGTACCGCGCGGAACCCATTGCAAACCATTGGGGCCGGGACCTACGCCATTGACTGACAAAAATACATACTTTTCAGCATCAATGTCTGTGCCTTCTGACAATTCAACTGTTACCATTTCTTCAAGAAAGGCTAACTTTCTAGCTTTATCATTAAGACCATGAACAGATTGAATTTCAATGTCGCTACCAATTTCCTGCTTTACGCCACCTTCCGCAAAATGCACGGTCTTTTCTGGTGCTACTTCCAATTCCTCTGACTTGATCGCGCCAGATTTAATAACCGGTGAGTCTTTTGCTGCAGCAGATTTGCGTGGTTTTGTGGTTGAGCTTACTCTAGCCATGAATGGGTTACTCCTTGTATGAGTTTTAAAACAAATTTAGAATCTAAACTTTCAGATACAAAAGATAGCGCAATCCACCTGTGTCGCAATTTAGACGTAAAAAAAGCCGCAGTTAAGCGGCTTTTTTAAACATCAATCAGTTAAGTATTGATTAACCTTGCGCTCTGAAATAACAAGTTTTACTTGCTAAGATCAAAGCTAATGTAGCGTTTTGCAGTACGCGGAAACCAGTGTCGGTTAAAGTAATGCCACCGTTACCGCCGGTAACTTCCAGTGTACGAGTGCCAGCAGCTACAGTTTTAATACAACTATTAGCGTCCATACCTTCGTAAAATTCACCGCCTACACGATCAGTAGCGTTAATAAACTCTACATATTTTGGTTTAAAACCAATATCAATTTCTGTGTAGTCTGTAGCCGTAATTGCTGTTGCATCAAAAACTACTTTACCTACTGCTAACTGGCCGTTTGCTTGTGTTGGATTAAGCGTTACGGTACGTGTTGTATTTTCTGCCATGATAATTCCCTTCTAATGTTCTTTAATGAATCGCTTATGCGGTCAGCGTGAGTGTCGGCGCAACTGCGGTTGTGTCGGTTGCAATTGTTGCATTTGCGTTGTAGTCAGTGATCAGCTGTGCAAGTTGCGTTTTAAGCGCCGTTAAATCAGTCAGCGTATCTTCCAGCAACTTGCGAATTTCTTTAGCGTCTGACTTGTCAGCTAGTGCGCCGGTGCTTTGTTTAATTGAGGCCATACCATTTCCTTTACTATGATAGTTTTCAATGGGGCATTACGCCCCATTTATTGATTAAGCTAAGTTAGGTGTGCCGCTTTCAACTACCGCCATCCAGCCTTGATTCAAAACTAGCGAATCATAGTAGAACTTAGCGCCTGCGTAACCACGTTGGCCCAATGGGTCAGCCTTGTCTGGCACGCCTGGTGGAACCCAAGTAGGACTAATTGCATCAACGCCGCGCAACATTACGTTACCCCATGCTTCTTCTGCCGCTACGATACAAGGGTAAACGTCAATCAGTGAGCCGCCGGTTGAGGCCAGTGCTGTTGCACCAACTGCCGCACCTGCATTGATGTAAGGTGCAAGTTCTGGTGAGCATACAAAACGAAACTCTTCACATGAACCTAGCTCTGCTTCTGATACCACTCTACGATTACCATAATCTGCTACATGGATAAAGCCAGGCAGATCACGAATTGCCGGGGCCATATCTGTGTGGCAATACACAAT